CTCCCGGCTCGCCTCAAGCATGAGCTCAACCGCGCGACTGGCGGTATCTTCCGATAGCCTTCAGAAACTTTAGGGACCGTATAAAGTCCCTTCCCGCCTGCGGGTCGGAAGATCCCGGAATTTCGCCAGTCTGACACTAAAATAAAAGCCTAAACTAAAGCAGAAACTAAAGTTGCTAAATTTAAGTTATTGAGGGATACAGCCTTGGCCGTGCAAGAGGTCATTTCCAAAAAGGAGTTTGCTGAATATATTAATGTTTCTGCTGGCAGGGTTTCCCAATATATATCAGAGGGGAAATTGTCTGGTTTGGCTTTGGACGGGACAGGCCGCAAAGCAAAAATAAGAGTGGCAGAAGCTGTCAGGCAGTTAAAAATAAATTTGGATTTGGGCCAGCGCTTGGGGAATGGATCTGAAACAAATTTGACTGTTCCAGACACCTTGGGAGTAAATCAGGAACAAGAGCGCTCCACGCAGCCATGCGAGCTTGTGACAAAATCGGATGTAGTCACGGAGCTGCTTAAAGCAGAAAAGCTGGCACAGGCGCGGATGAAGACGCGCAAGGATGCTGCTGCAGAAGCCTTGGCATCAGGAACACTTGTAGAAACGAAAATGGTACGGGCAGAAATGGCTCGTATGGCAAGTCAAATACTGCAAACATTTGAAGGCGGCCTGCCTGATTTGGCGAATTCAATTTCCGCGAATTTTGAGTTGTCAAATAGAGATGTGCTGCATGTTTTGAGAGATGAGTTCAGAAAGCTGCGTGAACGTGCAGCTGATACAGCACGCAAGAATTCAAATTATGAGAATGAGACGCTGGAAACTGTCCTGGTTACAGAAGACGAAACTGAAGCATGAATGATGTTAAGGTTCTAACTGCAAATGTGCGGAGAGTTTCTCAAGAAGTGCTGGCTGAGGTATGTCAGCCGCCAGCTCGTGTTGATTATTTGGAGTATGCAGAAACAAAGGTGGTCTTGTCAAAAAGAGAGACACCACATCCGGGGCCATACAACAGGGAGTTATTCGGTTACTTCGATGAGGTTTTAAGAGCGCTTTCTCCTGATGATCCTTGCAGGATTGTCACACTGGCCAAAAGCGCGCAGCTTGGCGGCACTGTTCTTGCCAACATATTCACTTTGGGGTCTGTTGAAATGGACCCGGGCGATATTTTGTATGTCCACCCAACGGAAGGGAATGCGCAACGGTGGTCAAAAATGAAGCTGGCGCCCATGCTGAAGAATTCGGTCTCTTTAAGGGCGTTATTCCCGGCAAGCTCAAGGAGTGGTAGCGACTCTGTTCTTTACAAGGAAAGGGTCGATGGCCGTGGAGCCATTCAGATATCGGGAGCCAACTCTCCGGCTTCACTCAGTCAGGTGACAATGAAACGTCAGGTCCAGGATGACCTGTCAAAATGGGAAACCAACGCAGCCGGAGACCCCGAAGCACAAGCGGACAGCCGTTCGCAAGCGCATGAATTTGCGAAAATATTCAAAATTTCGACACCTTTGGTCAAGCCGGGCTGTAAAATTACCAGAAACTTTGAAGAAGGCAGTCAGGAGCTGCCTTATGTTCCATGTCCTCAATGCAATCATATGCAAGTGTTGACTTGGGAAAATATGCTTGCGCATCTTGATGAGGACCATCCTGAAAAGGCTTGTTTCCATTGTGAAGATTGTGGTTTCCCCATTGAAGAGCATCATCGTGCGGGGATGCTCAAAAAACTTGAATGGCGAGCCCAGAATCCCAAAGCAAAGCGGTTCCACCGGTCCTTCTGGATATGGTCTGCTTATTCTGTCTTGCAAACCTTTGAACGCATAGCGCGGTCATGGATCAAGGCCAAAGGTGACCCTGCCAGCGAGCAGACATTTAAAAATGACGTAATAGGAATCGCAGAAGTCTCTCAAGGGGAGGCGCCGCCTTGGGAAGGTTTGAGAGATAGAGGGGCAAACTCCGAATACTCGCGCGGGACAATTCCGCCTGGTGCTCTTGTTTTGACGATTGGAATTGATTGCCAGCAAGACAGGGTGGAATGGCAACTTGTTGGGTGGGGCCGCAATAAAGAAAGATATGTAATTGATTACAACATCATTTATGGCCACATTTCAGAGGAAGAGTGTCAAAAGGGTCTGAATGGTCTTTTAAAGCAAAGCTGGCCCAACTCTTTTGGTAGAAAAATACAAGCTGACAAGGTTGCCATTGACGGCAACGCGTATACAGAAGACGTGTGGGGTTGGGTGAAAGGCCATCCTGTCAGTCGTGTTTTGATGGTCAGGGGAAATAACAAAGATACAGCCCCTTTGCTTATGCCAGTCAAAAAAGAGCGACACACAAGAACAGGCAAACTATTACGTTGGTCAAAAAGATTTTATTCGTTCAACGCATCTGTCATGAAAGACTGGCTGTATCGCAGTTGTGTCAAGGAAGATCCTTTGTCTGTTGGGTATGTTCATTTCCCAAGGGGCCTTGAGGATGAGTATTTCAGACAGTTAACCTCTGAACGGCGTGTTGAGAAAAAGTCCAAGGACGGCTTTTCGTACTATCAATGGGAAAAAGATTCAGGTCAGGCAAATGAGGCCCTTGATACGATGAACCAGGCAATGGCTGCTGCCATTCGCTTTGGCATAAAGGATATGTCTGAACCTGTTTGGGACAAGTATCACGCAGAACGCGAAAGTCATCCGGAAAATCAGCAGAGAGATATTGAAGACCTGCTCTCCAATAAACCGGCTGAGAAACATGAAGAGAAATCTGCAGACATATCTTCAGGTAATTCAAAAGATCACAAGACAAAATCTGGTGCCTTTGACCGGATGCGCGAGAAGTTCAGAAATCGAAAATGAATTTTTTAAAAAAGGTGTTGGGTGGCAAACGGCCAGATAATGTTATGGGTCTTGGTCGCACCAGAGCAGTAGCTCATTACCTGCGCGACACAGGTTCAAGGATTTTGTCAAGCCGTTCACCGGCTTTGCTGGATCATCGGGAGGATGTAAGCAGGGCATGGTCACGAGCTGCAGCTCTGACAATCGACATTATTCAAAATTCAGGTCTTTTGAAGGGGGCTTGTGACCAGATCATTGCTGACACAGTCGGGAATGAACTGCTTTTGAACCCGCAGCCGCGCCTTGAAAATTTGGGTTATAACAATGAGGAACGCGCTTCCCTGATCAAGTTGATCAAGGAAGAATTCAAACTTTACGCATGGAACCCCAAAGAGTGCGACGTTCGCGGTAAATTCACATTGCCGCAACTGGCAGATGTCGCGCTTCGCCATTATCTTTCGTATGGTGAAATTGTCGGAATGATTGACTGGATGCCAGCGGCGAAGCGTGCAAAATATGGCGTTCGCTACGGTACCAAGTTTTGTCTTGTTCCGCCGACCAAACTGGTTCAGGACACAAATGAAAGTCAGGGTCTGTTTCAAGGTGTCTATCATGATGACCACGGGCGACCCACGGCATATCTTTTTGAAGAAAAAAAAGCCGGATTGAGCTGCAAGGTTCAACATTCTGCATTTACCCGGAATGGATCAAAATCAATTTTACATATTTTTGATCCTGTATGTGCAACGGACGTCAGGGGTATATCAGCATTTGTGCCTGCCATTCGCACGCATTTGTTGCGTGAAAAGCTTGTCGATGTGACGTTGCAAACAAGCATTCTACAGACAATGATTGCCATTGTGCTGTCCAGTGAAAAGCCTTCCATGCAAGCATTCGAGGCTTTGGAAGCTTTAAAAGATGTAGAGTTGCCAATACATATCATCAATGGCCGGTGCGATGTTGGGTGGTCTTGAAAGGGCAGCTGAAGGTACAATCAATTTTGGCTCTGATCCGCAAATTTCACATTTGGGCGCAGGAGAAAACCTCGATATCAAAAATGTCTCTTTGCCGGGGCAGCAATTTTTGCCATTCAATTCCTCTCTCATGAGGGATATGGCGCGTGCCATCGGAGTTACATATGGCGGCTTGTCAATGGATTATACGCAAGCCACATATGCATCGACGCGAATGGAGGTGTCTTCCATTTGGCCAATTGTAGTACGTCGGCGTGAGAGGATTGTGGCGCCTTTCCTGCAGGCGATATATGAGGCTTGGCTTGACGAGGCGATATATCACGGAATTATTCCGTTCAAAGGCGGTTATGAGGCATTCCGGCAAAATAAAGATCAGGTTTGTTGGGCGCAATGGCAAGGCCCGGCAAAACCGACAGCCGATGATTTGAAAAGCGCCAAGGCGGCCGCTCTTCGCATTGAAGCCGGTATATCGTCAATTGCGATAGAAGCTGCTGATTATGGATACGATTGTGATGAAGTACGTCGCATGCAGCAAGAAGAGCATGACTTTTTCACAAGTTCTGGAATGCGCTCACCTTATGAGGCGGTCCAAAAAGAGCGTTCAACTGTGCCCCATGAACAAGGAGGGGACTGATGGCTATTTCAACTTTGATTATGATTGGAGACAATCAGGTTGATATCAGGAATCCTCAAGAGGTTGTCGATGCTATCGAGGTTGTTCGAGTAAGTATAACAGTAACAGGCAAACCAGTTGTTATTGAAGCAAATGGTGAGAAGGTTGAGTACAGCAACGTAAATATTCAAAGACTGATTGACCTTCAGAACGAATACCGGGGGAAAGTTGCCCAGGCAACAGGCCAGCGAAGACGATACGCAGCCAAAATACGTTGGTGATTATTTAATTTTGAGGAAATCATGAGTGTTTATGTGGATGGCGAACTCGTTTTGTACGGGTTCGTCGGTGATAACTATTGGGATGAGGGCTTTACAGCGCGTGAAGTTCTGGACGGCTTGTCAGAGCACGGATTTGACAATGATATTACTGTTCGCATCAATTCAGGCGGCGGGTATGTTTCTGACGGTTTTGCCATTTATAACGCCTTGAAGGCTCACAAGGGTGCAGTCAAAATTGTTGTCGATGCGGTAGCAGCCTCTTCAGCCAGCTTGATAGCAATGGCCGGTGACGAAATAGTGATGCGTTCCGGGTCATTGATGATGATCCATGATCCGTCCGGTGGGGCTTGGGGAACTGCTGAAGAACTTGAGAGTGTGGTCGCATCACTTGAAAAAATGGCGACAAATTTCGCGAAAATATATGCAGATCGCAGTGGCAGGAATTTGGAAGAGATACGCTCTTCAATGAAAGCTACCACCTGGATGAATGCGGAAGAAACTGTTGCAAACGGTTTTGCCGACACGTCCGACGAACACGAAGCGCTCATGGCCTCTGCTTTTGATTATCGAATGTATGCCAAGACGCCGGACGCTCTCAAATCATTATCGGAAAAGAACAATTGGGCTTTTGAAAGAGCAAAGCCTGAGCCGCCACATTCCGCAAAATCTTTAGACAATGAACCCAAGGAAAAAATCATGTCAGGAAACAATATGGCAGCAGAACAGACTGAGGCAGCGCGGGCTGAAGGTGCAGAAGAAGCAACCGCCCGAATTGAAGAAATTATGAATTCAGATGCAGCCAAAAAGAATTTTGCCCAAGCCAGTCGTTTGGCATTTTCAACGAAAATTTCAGCGCAAGAGGCAATTGCAGTGCTGGAATTGGGGGGGGCGCAGCCAGCCACAGAAACAGGCGGGCAACAAAACATGCAGGCTTATGAAGAGGGCAGAATGCCTTCTGCAGGACTGTCAGTGCCGGTTGGCGACAGTCAAAGGGGCAAGGCTGAAGTGGGATGGGGTTCCATTGTTGCCAGTGTGAATAATTCTCGAAAAAAAAGGTGATCTGAATGACTTCTTTGAAAAAGGGCCCAACCTCAGGGGGCTTTATAATCTCTGAAGGAGGTGACTGGATATCACGCGATGAAGTCGAAGTCATCCCTGATGAAGGCGATGAGTATCTTCCCGGCACAGTCCTGGGGAAACTCACGTCCGGCGGTGCTTATAAAAGATTGACGCCATCTGCAAATGACGGGTCGCAGACTGCGGCTGCCATTGTCATTTATCCAGTTCGCACAGCAGGAAAATATACTGTTATTTCGCGGATTGCAGAGGTCAGCGAAGGCGCTTTGGTATGGCCTCAAGGAGCAACGGAAACGCAGATATCTGCTGCTCTGAAGAAGTTGAAAACTCTGCATATTATTCCCCGATAG